GGTGGTGCTGTCTGTGCTACTTGTGCTGAAGGTGGTGCTGTTGTTCTTGTTATCTTTGCCGATGGTGGTGCTGGAGCAGAACCTGGAGGTGAAAGTTTTGGAGTGGATCCAGCACCTGGTCCAACATACTTAAAGTGAGCACTTCCTGGCCCATGATTATAAACATATTTCCAACCATATTTACTTCCATTTGCCTTCATCCATTCATATCCAGCACCATTCATATCAATTGCTTCTCCATACATATGATGAGAATTTGGATCTGCACCTTTAAGTGATGCATTTTTTGCTTCACTACGACCAGAACTTGCAATATATTGACCAAGATTCATTCCAGAATCCTCTACTGCCTTTGCAAATTGTTGAGCTGCTGGATTGGAAAATACTACAGGTCTACCACTTTGATCTATTTGTCCCTCAACAGTATAACCAGAACCAGTGTCTGGATGTGAAGCTGGAACTACTTTGACAACACCACTACCATCTTGTTTACCTGCAGATTCAGTTTCAGGTTGTGCTGCACTTGGGGAAGATCCGGGCATTAACGGAGTTTTTGGTTTTGGTTTAGATTTTGGTGTTGATGTTGATGTTGATGTTGGAATAGTTTCACCTTTATCTAAATTTATTTCTTTATTATATTTTTGAATAACTTGTTGCTTTGCTTCCTCTCTTCTTCTTTGATCTTCTGCAGTAAACTGTCTTCCTCCTCTAACTTTTCTTCCAGTTGGTTCAACTTTATCCATTTCTGCCTTTATTTCAGCATCCATTTTTTTTCTAATATCTTTCAGTCTTGCTCTCTCTGCTTCGACTTCTTGGAAGATTTTTTCTTGTTCTGGAGTTCTTGGTTTTGTTCCTCCTCCACCTCTAGCTCGTTGTCTGCTGTTACCAGTTTTAGCGTTTCCTCTTGTATCCATGCCAGCAGCAATTAACTTTTTATTTAAAGCAATTTGTGCCTCAGGTAAATCACCACCACCATATAATAATTTTTTTCCAACAGTTTCAACACCCTTTACTGCAAGACCAGCAACAGCAAGACCAGCAAGTCCAGCCAAAGCAGCAAGTCCAACAGGAGATGCTAAAAATCCAAATGCTGCAGTAATAGCAGGAATTGCAATTGCAGTAATTGGTGTAAGAAAACCTAAGATTGTAGAAACAAGTGGAATTGCTGCAATCGCAAGCAATCCACCAAGTATCAGTCCAGCATTATTCTCTAAGAAGTTTGTAAACTTATCAATTGATTCTTTATTTTTTGGATCCTTCAACCATTTAAACAATCCAAGGACAACAGAACCCAATACAACATTGGTAAAAAATTTCTTAATCGCATCAAAGAAACCTATAACAGGTTTTGCGACTGCCTTAACTATTGGAGACTTTGGTTTCTTCTTCTCTAATGCCGATTCTCTTTCCTTTTTCTTTTGTTTATTAGTTTTTTTTGCTTCTTCTTCTGCTATCTTTTGCTCACCCTCACTTTGATTTTGCATCAAAGTTCTAATCGTAATGAGAGACTCTAAGATATTACCAATACCATTCAACAAATCATCTTGAAGATTCTCAGGAGTGACTACAGTTTTCTTTTCTGGTTGTTCTGGTTCTACTTCTGGAGCAGTAGGTATTAATTTTTGTGCCTTTACAATAGCACCAGGAGGTGTTGGTTGTTTGCGATCTAATACCTTATTAATATCAATCTTCTTTTGTTTTACTTTAAACCTACCAGTCTTACCTTTTACTCTCTTAAGTTCCTCTGTAATTAACTCTATGCTCTCAGTGGACATTTGAGAACCAGGCATTCTTCCTGCTGCTGCAGCAGTTCTCANTTCCCTATAATACTCNTCATAAGTTAAATCAAATACATCTTCCAATCCTAANATAGAAAGAATCTGTGAATCTATTTCNTCTTCTACTAAATCATCTTCTTTCTTAGGAACAACAGCAAGTGCTGAGGATGATTGTGGTTCACCCTCATTTCTAATATCATCCAAAAGATCATCTAATCCAGGAATATCTTCACCATCTTCCTGGATACTTTTAAGTAGATCGTCTAAACTAGGGATGTTATCATCCATTTTGTTGCTGTCTTAGTTTTTCATCTTCCAGATGTTGTTGCAATAAACCAATATAGACATCTCGTTCCCAAGGGATCAAGTTTTCAACCTCTGTTAGTGAATATTTATGGAACTGCATTAAGGCAAAATTAATCTTGTAGTAGTTTTCAAGATCCATATGGACCATTCCTATGCGAAAAAACTTGATAACCCTTCTAATACTACAGTGCTTTCTACTTTGGTCTTAGGATTTGTAAAGGTAATCTCGTGAGATAACTTAGGCATTGTCTCAAAGAACTTTTCAATTTGTTTAAACTGAATTGAATTCATCTGTTCTAAGAATTCTACAAGTTCTTTCTTAGTTACATCAGCAGCAACCCATACTTCCTCTTCATTATAGATCTTATCAACGCAAGAAGCAATCAATTCAAAGGACTGATTAATATTAGAATCATCAGACATATTAAAATTATTTTTAACAAATTGTTCTAACGATGGATACTTCATTTCCATCATCAAACTATCATCAAGTTTAATTTTATTAGTATGATCTTTTGCCCGTTGAACTTTAATCTCATCAATGTTAATAATCACAGGCACTGATGTTTCTCCATCATCAGGTGCAATTAAGTTTACTTCAATTTGTTCTCCAACGGACTTACCACGAATATTCAAGAACAAATATTCAATATCAAAAGTAGGAAGTGATTCTACTTTAATACCTCTTGTTTGAATGCAGTTTTTCAATACTGCTTTAATTGCATTTGAGATCTCTTTCGTGTCTTCTGTCTCAAGTGCAAGAACAAGAAGTTTTTCTTCCTTAACTAAAAATGGTCTATACTTAATTGTTTTTCTTAAAGATGGCAACTCAAGTTCATAAGTTGGTGTTGTAATTGTCGGTAAAGGCATAATAACCTATAGAAATTTCAGTATGATTATTTATTGGGTTATTGTAGAGGTCCAATAAATTCTCCAGCAGATCTTATTCTGCCAGCTCTTCCAGCTGCATATAATTCATTCAAAGTTTGTTGAGAATTTAATGGTTGACCCAAGAATGTTTTTGCTTGTGGAGGTCTATCATCACCACTAACAGTTTTATTAATAAGACTTGGAACTCCAGGGGCAGCAGGATTTTTTGCAGCAACAACACTAGAATTTTGACTTCTTTCCATTACATAACGAATGAATGAGAATGATACATTACACTTCAAAACTTGACTTTGATCATATGAGACGGGCATTGCTTGAATACTAATAGGAAATCCATGAACAAAAGTATAATCTAAAGTTGTACTCTTTCCATTAAAATGATGGTCTTTTTCAAATTTTGAGAGATAAAAATTTGTCTTATACTTATCAGCATACTCCATACGATGATGAACATATGGACTTTTAAATCCTTCCTGCGTAAAAGTCCTTCCAACTCCAGTGATATAGTCTATCCAACTCTCAAAAAATTCAACTACTTTATAATTTCTATCCACATAAAATGTCATATCTGCAGTTTCATCATATAATCTGCGATAGACAATCTTTTCACTTACACCGTGATAATCATTTGTAACATCATGAGTTGCTAAACTAGATCCAGGAAGATTTGCTTCAGTACATAATAAAGAAATGTTATCAATGTCTAATGCATTGACACCTTTTTGAGACACAAAACTGCTAACCCCAGAAGGAACTGGTATTGTTAAACGATATAAAGAAGTTTGAGCAACATTTAACAATCTAGATTTGATATCACTTGTTCTTAATTTTTCTGGGCGGATACCTGCCATCTATAAATACTTCTACCGATATATTATGTATAATGGCAGAAAGCATAAAGAGTCGTTATAAACCTGAGTATCCAAAGAAGTATAAGGGTGATCCCAATAATATTATTTGTCGCAGTAGTTGGGAACGCAAATTTTGTCGGTGGTGTGATTTAAATGAAAGTATTTTAGAGTGGGGTAGTGAAGAGTTCTTTATTCCATACTTTGATCCTACCACTAGCAGAGTTAGAAGATACTTTCCAGATTTTATTATCAAAGTTCGTGAGCAATCTGGTGAAATTAAAAAGTATGTAATCGAAATCAAACCCAAAAGACAGACAATGCCTCCAGTTCAAACCAGTAAGAAAAGAACTAGAACATTCATTAATGAGGTTAAGACTTATGCAGTGAATGAGGCAAAGTGGAAAGCAGCAAAAGAATGGTGTGCAGATAGAAGGCTTGAGTTTCGTATTATCACCGAAGATCACTTAGGAATTAGATAATGGCACAAGGTTTCGGTCAAGATGTTCAAAGACAATCACCAAGAATATCTCAACTGAAAAGGAAACTTGATGGTTCGGAAGATGCTGACTTAATTATGATGAGTATTTTAGAAGTATTTCGTGAGATAGAATATGTTCCAGATCCAGGAAACTATTATACTTTTATATACATACCAAAAACTCCAGAAATACAATACGATGAACATCCTCTAGTTGCAGTAACTGAAATACAACGATGGGGATTTAGAGGATTTAACTATCATTGGGGTATGATGAGAAACTATACCTGGCAAGAAGTTGCGGGAGCACTTCATCTAGTTAAACAAAATGAAATTGATTATCTTCGTTCATTACCTTATGGAAAAATCAGGACTAAATAACTAGAAAGTCTATAATGGCACGTAGTAAACCTTATGTTCTTGGGGAAGGGTCATTTGTAACCGACGATAATACGGTACAAAGAACTCCACAAATTCCAATACCATCAAGTGAAACCTCTGCAGCATCTGCACAAGGATACTTGAACCAAGATGGGTCAATTAACTATGCCAATGTATATGGTAAAGGGAACTACGAATTTTTAGGAGCTCCAGATAGTTTTAAACAGTCATTAGTATCTGATCCAAGTTATTTTAATAATATTAATAATTCAACAGGTGGTATTTTTACAAATGCAACCTTTGGTGTTGATACAAATCAACTACCAGTAGGAACACTTATATCAAACCCTCTCAATGATCCAGATCGTGATCCAAACTTTTTTAGCACTTCTACAGGAGCATCTGAAATTTTAAAATATCCATTAAATAATGATGGTGGTGGTTATGACTTCTTAAAAATAACCACTCACGAATTAAATAGATCGGATTTGCTTAGTGGGAAAGCATTTAAATTAAAAAGTCCAGAAGATAATCTTAGTAATCCAATAGGTAATTACATTGCTCTTCCAATGCAACCTGGAATATCTGATAGCAACTCCGTTGATTGGGGTGCTGATCAGTTAAATCCACTTCAGTTGGCTGGTGCTAGAGTTGCTGGAGGAATGATTGGTAAGATGTCTAAATTAGATCTTGGTGGTGCTGGTAAGGAAGCTATGGCACAGATTCAATCATCACTAAAACAAGCTGGATTAGAACTAACTTCAAATGATATCACATCATACTTTGCAGGTCAAGCAGTTGGAGCAAATATCTTTACTCGTTCCACTGGAAAAGTTATAAATCCAAACTTAGAATTGCTTTTCAGAGGACCCCAACTCAGAACATTTAATTACTCTTACAGATTTACTCCAAGAGAGGAAAAGGAATCTAAAGTAATCAAACAGATTATAAGACACTTCAAAAAACATATGGCAGCAAGAAGAAATGATGTAGGTTTGTTTCTTAAAACACCATATGTTTTTAAGTTGACCTATGTATATTCTCAAGGTGGACAACATCCATTCTTGAATAAGATTAAACCGTGTGCTCTGACAAACTTTAATGTTGACTATACTCCAGATGGAAGTTATGCAACATATACAGATGGATCAATGACTTCATATACAGTATCAATGCAGTTCTCAGAAATTGCTCCAATCTATGAAGATGATTATAAAGACACCGACAACGATATGGGTTACTAAAAATGGCAAGACCTTACTTTAGACAAGTACCAAACTTTGAATATGTTAATCGTAATGCAGATAATCTTGACATCTCAAATTACATTGAAGTAAAGAACCTTTTCAAAAAAGGAAAACTTCGTCCTGACATTTTCGGCAATCTAAACTTCTTTACAAAGTATAAGATTATTGGGGACGAAAGACCAGATAATGTTGCATACAAACTCTACAATGATTCTACATTAGATTGGGTAGTTCTTCTCTCAAATAATATTCTTAATATTCAAACTGAGTGGCCATTACCCCAAACATCTTTTGATCAAATACTCTTGGAAAAGTATGGATCCTATGAAACTCTATACTCTGGAGTTCATCATTATGAAACAGTAGAAGTCAAAAACTCCAGAGGTATTACTGTTCTTCCTGGTGGACTTAAAACTCCAAATACTTGGAGAACCAATGGAAACTTTATTCAAGTAACTAAAACATCAATCAACCAAATCTTTGCTGGAAGTGCAGGTGTTGCTTCTACAACTGTTACCGTATCAATGGATAATGGTATTCAAGGTTTGAGAGTTGGTGATCAAGTATCAATCAATAATGTATCTTTACCCACATATAATGGTAAATTTGTAGTTACTTCTATTCTTGCATCAATTAATGATATTGCAATATCGTTTAATTACGAACTACCAGAAATTCCATCAGTTGCAAATCCAACAATCAATGGAACTGAAGAAGTTTTATTTGCCATTGAAGGAAACCTTGGTGTGGGTAATGCATATTATTACGAATATTATGATGATGGTCTTGGTTATTATGTGACTTTACCATCCACAGAGGTAGTAACAGCAGTTACAAACTATCAATATGAATCTGAGATAGAGGATAATAAGAGAAATATTTTTACACTTAAACCACAGTATCTCAATGTAGTCTTTAATGATCTCGATGATATTATGCCATATAAAAAAGGTAGCATTCAGTATGTGAATGCTACCCTGAAGAGAGGAGAAAATATTAGACTGTTTGAATAATCAGTCTTCTGCCAACCTCTGGAAATAACTCAGAGCATCATCCTCATCCTCATCAGACTTAGAGGAACTCAAGTTATTGAGTTGAGCACTTAGGTCTTCGGGAAGTTCAGACTTCTGTGAACGTGAGGAGAAGTCAGGAGTATACGAACCACGATCGTTATCTTCTTCATCAACCTCTTCGTCTAAACGAGGACGTGGTGCAGGTTTCTGACCCAGAACATACTTCAGACGCTTTTCAAGATCTTCATAGGACTTGAACTGGTCGGGAGCAACAATAGCAGAGAGAGAATACTCTTTCTTCCACAGTGCTTCCAGAGCATCATCGTCATCCAACAGTGCAGAAGAACGATCAAACTCAGACTTGTCGTAGTTCCAGTAACCTTCAACCTTACGGATCTTCAAACGGAAGTTAGCACCAGCCCAGAAGTCAAAAGGATTGATGGGTTCTTCATCTTCAAATTCAGGTTGCATTGCATTCAGAATCTTATCAAAGATCTTCTTGCCGAACTTGAACAGAAAGACTTTACCTTCGTTCTCAGGATGTGCAGGATCCTTTACAACATAGATATTGCTGTAGTAAGACAGTTTGCGTTTCTGCTTACGCACAGTTTCCTTATCTTTTTCAGTACCACTGTTCCACAGTTCTCGATTGTACTCAGAGACAGGATCCTTACCACCAGTAGTGGTCAAAGAGTTCTCAATGTACCAACCACCAGGACCTTGAAAGGCGTGAGAGTACATCTTGACCCAAGGAAGATCTTCTCCCTCAGGAGCAGGTAGGAAACGAATGATGGCAGAACCAACACCAGTCTTGTCCATCTCTGGTTTCCAGAAACGATCGTCTGGACCACCACCACTGGTGTTCATTTTTTCTACTTCCTTCACCAGTTTCTCAGTAAGAGAACCCAGTTTAGATTGCTTCTTCAGATTTTCAAATGACATTTGTATACCTCGGATTGTTTGGATTTGGCCTGTGTGTACTCCATTAGTTTACAGGTCAGAACCTGTATTGTCAATGCGTTCCTTCATGGTTTCAAGAAGTTGCGTCATGTTACCAAAGATAACATTCATATCAACGTTGGAAGGAAGTCCCATCATCTGAGCAGATTCTTGAATTCTTTCCTTCATCTGAATTGCTTGAGGGTCATCAGAAAGTTTAAGACGAGTATAAAGAATCTGTTGCTTATTCAATAATCTCTCTAAGAGAGCAACATGAAATAACTTTTCCTCTCGATTCATTCGAGGAAACTCAAATACATTTCTATAGATATCTTCCTGAAGATCAGAAATTTCAGCTATCTCAGCACGGACGACTTCAGAATCAAAAAAACTCATGTTCCCCCAACGACTTCTTTAAGTATTTTTTTATAATGGAATACATCTATATGTAGGAAAGGTGAATACTTTCTCATTTTTAAACTGACGGTTTCCCACACAGGATCTTTTAGTTTCTTATCAAAGTTCTTCCCGAACAGGAATATCTTGTCGTATATCACCAGTGTTTCTATACTGATATTACCGATCAAGAAATTTTTTAAGAGAAGTGGATGTCCCTTAGAACAATCAAACACTTCTTCAAATTTGTCTTCAAATAATTGTTGAGATTCTTCCTTAAACAAATAAGAAAGAGATTGAATTCTTTTCTGCCAAGACTTATATCTCAATTCTCCTTCTTTAATTAATTCACCAATCCATACTGTCTGAGGATCAGTGCAACTAATAAAGTTTGCAACAAAAAAATCTATAACTTCTTTATCTTCTTTTTGTCTGGATAACTTTTCAAACCAGTATCTATCCTTCCGTTTATAAAAGGATTGTAGTGATGCACGACTCTTACCTTGATACTTGTGATAATCATAAGAATCTTTTGTGAAATGATTCTTCAGAGCAAGGTAAGTCTTATAAGTATCAAAAGGCACCATTCAAAAAAGTAATATAGGGATTTTTACCGGGAAAATTTTTCCACTAAAAATGAAATTAAAAAACCAATCTGGCACGAGAAGTCTTCTTCAAGAAGTTTAACTCCATGGCTTCGTATTTAATCTTTTCTTTCAATGGTTTTGAAATAAGTTTTGGAACAGACTCAACATCAATACTATTCTTTTCACAAAAGTGAACGATGGCATCAATGTAATTCATATCCTCATTATGTTGTACGAGATTCTCGATCTCTTGGGCAAATCGAGAAGGACAGAAAAACTTATTCTCTAGTGCTTTTTCTAATTGATTCTCCATTTGACCTAACACAGTGATGTACAATCTTTTTCCTCAACTTTTGTTCATTCTAACACAAAGGAATGAAAAGTCAAGAAACTTGTTCTAACTTATCGTTTACAAATTTCTTGATGTATTGCGTAAGCAATTTTATGTATTTTTTCTTATCGTATTCTTCGTAGACTTCTACTTCTCCATTCTCACAAGTCATAATAATTACAAACTTCTTTACAGATAATCCAGTGAGTTCGTGAAGCATACACGCATATGCACAACACTGAACGAAGTATCCATCAATCCACTCTCGTGGTTTAGGTTGTTTAGAAGTCTTAAAATCGATGATTGAAAGTTCTCCATCAAACTCTGCGATGCAATCGACAGTGCCTGCAACACCCAAGTATTGACTATAAAGAGAACCTTCAAGGGCATAAATATTATTTATACGTTTAAGAGCAGGGATTGCAATTTTAAAGAGATGTTCTGAAATAGGAAGAACATCAGAGTTGCAATCCATGTTCTTCAGATACTGTTCAATTAAAGTATGAGTATCTGTTCCCCGACTTGTTGCTTTACG